TTCCAGGTTTAATTAGAAGAATATGGTTCTGAGTTACGTTCTTAAGCTCAAGTGTCAACTTGGAATTATTCCACCCTGGATCACACCATCCTGCGAGCATGTGTTGTAAGCCAGAACGAGCCAATGAACTTTTCAACTTATACTCAGCCGCGACTGTGTTTGGTAAATTGAAAGTTTCATTACTACTAGCTAAAATAAACTGACCAGGATAAAGACGGAAGCCTTTTTCGTTAATACGATGACGACGTAATTCCAAAGACTGCTTAGCCTGTAAGTCAACAACATATTGCTGGGACATAGGTTTCTCAATAAGAATATCGTCACCAATGGTAATATCAATACTAGCTCCGCTAATATGATCCATTGGAGCGGTAATAATACCAGCTTCAACAAGATTGATAAGTGAGTTGTAAGATAGCAATGACATATTAACCTCGGATGTAATTTTTGTCAGGATCAACATAGTTTGCAGTCGGACCGCATTCAGCTTCGTCAATCATTTCACAAATCAGCTTTTGAGCCGCTTCATACTCGCCGGAACAAATAAGAACAATAAGCTCACGATCATCCTTATGTTCGAACTGACTAGCAAACTTTTCAACCTGCTCTTCAATGGTTTCCAATCCTGGAGGCCAAACATCACGGTCTTCAGCCTTGGAAATATAATGGGCGATTTTACGCAAGTCCTGAAGACCGTTTTTATCACGCCAGCGGGAATACTTGGTGGCACAACCTAACAGATAATGAAGGTTTGCATCGCACACAAAATCCCAATGCTGATAATTGCGCTTGTTGTAGTGGTCGCCACCAATTTGATATTCGTTTACGTCCATTACAGCTCCTCCATTTCTTGAACCAATGCGTGAAATAATTCACCTGCTTTAGTAAAGTGATTAGAACAAACGACAGTGAAACTATCTTGAAAGAACTCACGCCATTTGCGAAAAGGTCTCTTGGCGTTTATGTTACCCATACGAACCTGATGAACACAGAACCACATTCCTTCTAGGGTGTCTGCCATTTTAAGAACCATTTGTTCTTCAGGAGCCAAGTCAAAATGAACGCCGTTTTGTTCCTCCCACCGACGTTCCATCTCATGCAATGTTTTCTTGAGCTCAGGGTTATCCCACTTAACAGGTGCGGGAATATCGCCAATATAATATTCCGCTGCATCGTGAGTTAGAGCTGCTAGAAGCAATGTTTTAGAACCTTCTGGATAAATGTGCTCAACAATAAGTGCAACGCCCCATTGATGTTCGGCTGTCTTTTGTTTGTCAATACCAACATGGTTGTGAAAACGAACCACGTCACCGCTATGAAGTATATTTCTTATATTCATTATTTACGAGCCTCCATACGGTTAGTAAGCCAGTCTTCACACGCCAGTTTCCAATCATCTGCTAAGATGGTGTGAGTATACTTCAAAGCCTGTTCTGGACCATGTTGCTTGTGGATCAGATAGATGCAAAGTACAGGCATGATTAACTGATTAAAATACTGCGATTGCCAGCAACGAAGTTCACCTAGTTCTTCAATACCGAATTGGTCATAAGCGTTAAAGAACTGAAGGATGTCATGTTCAAACGCTGGCATGTCATGCGGCAACATATAAACAGTATTATGAATAGCTTCATCATAAATAGATGAATAACCGTCATAGTTATCTTTCAAGCGATCCCACACAGCACCGCCAGCATCTTCAGTATAAATATGGTAAGAATTGCTGACCTGAGTGTATTCGCCAAGCGGTAGTCCCAGATGAGCTGCGACGTATTCCTGAATCATACTAAACTGAACTACGTTTGCACCGTAAGCACCCCAGATCATATCGTTAGAACGATTGTAGACCGTCATACAGAGCTTGCCGTTACGGATGCGGAACACTAAGGACATATTGCAAGCCTTGTCCTTAGTGGTGTGAACAAGGTCATCCTCATCCCAAATTTGGCAGACGGCTTGACGGCTATTTGGGTCGCGTTCTAATAGTTTTATAACTTCAGACAATTGATCTAAATGAGCGTTACAATTACCATTCCGTAGACGATAACCGTATGGGGCATTGAATACCTGACCGTCGTCGCTATATTCAACCATACGCTTATTGAACTCAGTAAGGAATTTAACATCCTCACGACCAGCTAGAATCCACATAGCTTCCATTAAGTGGAAGAATGGGTTAGCGTCACGAACCTTGCTAATTAACACACGTTCCCATGGATGGCTGTATGTTGTAGCCACTGGTGAAGGAACTTCAATCGTCATACCCGCTCGGCTGTCAATGTGTTCACCGCCATGTTTAATTAGATGGATACCCTGACCCAATGCTTCAATCGCGTTTCTTACATTTAATACTTTCATTTTAATTACCTTTATATTTACGTTTTGAACGACCTGTTCCGTTTGTCACCCGCATGAATTTATCATACTCACAGAAACAATTTTGAAGGTTTTGGAAACATAAGAATTCAAGTATTTCTTCCGGTAACTCAAACTCCAATATTTCATAAGCCTCTTTAATCTTCTCATGATAATTCTTTGCTGATACTTTTTCTTCAAAGAACCAACTAAGCCCTCTAAGACTACCTGGACCTGGAGCGCTAAATGTGAACCAGTCCTCAGCCTTATTAAGTGGATGACCGACAGTGTTCTTAAGGTCAGCTACCACCTGAGCAGCTAAGAAACTAGCCAAGCCTTCAACCTTCATAAGTGCTTGATGAGCTTCTTTAAGCGTAGAGCAATTATGCGTGACTTTGTGCGACTTTGCAAGTTTTTCTAGAAGCATCAAACAATACGATGCTTTATCCATTTTCTTACCGTTCGTTGAGATAATATAAGCTCCGTTCCATATATTGTCACCTCGTACCTTGCGGTCATGAAATACCTCTTCTGCATGTTCTAACCAGTAGTAAGTTTCTATCGGTTGCTGAAGCTCTTCAAGCGTAGAAGGTAGATTAAAGATACGAGCCACGATCATAGCGAAGTCATAATACTCAGAACACTCCTCACCCAATGTATCGCAAGGGTAAGTCCAGTTCTGTCGTATCCACTTGGTGACTTTATCATCTTCACGATTCACGTTGCAGAAATAGGTCACTTGCATAACAGGGTTATCTGACCAAGGTGCAGGTAGGCTAGCTTCTTTCTTCTTACGAATAGACTCACGTTCAGTTATCCAATAGATTAGTTGTTCCTGATTTGGTGTAAGCATATCACACTCCCAAATAAAAGTCTAGAAACTCTTCAAACAACTGGAAGCGGTTTTCCAATGGTAATTCTTCCCAAGTCAGGCCGTCGTTTGTGAGCTTGTTACGAATACGATAGGTAGAGTCGTATGTTTTACGGGCATTGTTAAAAACACTGTCTTTTAGAACGGTAGACTTACCAGAAGCTTCACGACGCTGTCTAATATGATCCATACAGGTATCAAACGGAGTTTCCAACATAATGAAAACAAAGTTGTCTGGATCACGTTTAGCCATCTCAGCATAACGTCCGTAGATGTGGGATATAAATAAGCCCTCAAACAATACATGACCGTCAAACGCATAGTCTTCAATCAACTGTTCAATTTCATCTTGTGTGGATACAGTATCGCAACCACCACAAACATTCTCATAAGACCCGACTACAAAAATAGTCTCACCCTTATATGAGCATTTATAGCCCTTTGGCTTTTTGCTATCGGCTGGTTGAATAGTTTCTTTGCTGTCACATAACTCAAAGAACTTACGGATAAGAGTGGTTTTACCTGAACCACTTGTGCCTCGAATATTAATTATCATAACTCTTCCTCTACTTTAATTAGAACTTCTTTACGGATACAGCGTGATATCTGCTTGCGGCATTGTTGCTCGTCTAACTCGCATTCAGCCACGATATCACCTATTGACATATCACCAAGGTTATCCTCAACGGTTTGCCATACTTTAAATAGAACAGTGGTTTCCTTCGGTTGTTTACCAAGGGTTAGTACTGTTGCATCTGTTGGTCGTTTACCAGCAGGTTTAGAAGACGTTCTAGGCTTCCTGGCTGGCTTTGCAGCGTTACCACTGGTACTTTTACTAGGGCTGTCTTTGCAACGTCTAGCGGCTGCTTTGAGTAGCTTTTTACCTAGTGCGTTTGTAAACTTTGGGAAGTCATCTTGAGATTGTTCCAATAAACGCCAACACCATTCAGCGGCCTGTTCATCAGACTCATATTCTTTATTGCCGCCCAAATTCTTAGACAGCTCTTGCATCTCACCTAAGCTAAATTGAAGACATAATTCATCTTCACTATCCACTAAGGCTACAGCCATAGTAAGATCGTTATCTATAATATAAGCAGCAAGTATTTCACCGTCGGTGCTTTTTGATTCAACTGACCTAGTGTCGAAATCTATTGCGTAAAACATGATGACCTCCAAAAGTTTAGGCTCCGGTTTCCCAGAGCCTTATTATAAATTATGCTGACTCAAGTTTCAAGTAACCTTTTTGAACAGCACGTTTGATTTTACGAATTACGAATGAGCGGTCAACTTCTTTAGCACTTTTAGGACGCTTATAGTTAGTGACAACATAATTAACTATTTCTTCAACTGTTGGCTCCAAGCTGTCTTCTATTGCTTGGATTAACGTACCGACCATTGAATCAGCTTTGTCGGTAGTTTTTACAACAGATACCAAAGTAGTTGGGATGTCGTAAACAATACGTGAACCACCAATATTCATTGAGAATGAATTAGCTGGCTTGCGTTCGCCACCTGAACGACCTAAACGATTACCCTTAGTAGATAACAAAGCACTTTTAGAAGTAGGTGCTTTTTGCTTAGGGTTCTTTTGCGGTGGACATTGTGTAACCTCGCCGCCTTTTTCAATAAAGTCTTCAACTGGATCCTTATTGTCAGCTAGGTATTGGTCACGCTGTTCAACATAAGCCGCCTGATTTGATAGACACTTTTTGATAGCCGCTGGCTTAGTACCGAAACGCTTGGTTTCTTTAGTACCGTTAGCGACTGCAAACTCATTGTTGATGGTAGTGATTTCAGACAGTTTAAGCTCGGTGATTTGGGCTTCGGTGCGGATAGTAAGTTTAGTATTCATGGCTGTTTTCCTGTTTTAACTGTTTAGCTGTTTTAGGGGCTAAGCGGTATTGCTTAACCTTGAACTCATTATTACTCATCATGGATGAGCTTGCAAGGACTATTTGAACTAATTCGGGACTTTTCTTCTAACCTGAAGTTAGTACCGCCATCAAAGGCGTCCCAGAGTATTAATTTGGACGTTTTTAGTCCATTATCGGCTATGTTGTGCCAAAGTTCGGATATTAGGTGAGGAGGTAATATGGAGGTTTCTGTACGACCTAATACTAGCCGCTGTAGGACGTCTATAGCCTTGTCACGGGCTTGTCGCTTAGCAAGGGCTGAGCGGTGTTTATAGGGGCTTATATCGCTAGGTCTTAACCCGTTTGCTCCGGCCTGTGGGAGCGATCTAATTGGTGAGTTCATCATAGGCTACCTTAACCACTAAGGACGGCCGACTACTCTTTATGATGGTTCTAAGCGTCCGCTGTGTAGTTTTGTTATTTGTTAATTTCTTATAGCGTTTTGCCATCCTACGAACCTGAGTATCAGGGTCACGGTGCATATAAGCGGCAATACACATATTTAAAGTCCAAGTCCACATTTGATTATCGTTCATAATAAAGAAAGAGGAGCCGAAGCCCCTCCCCTCAACTGCTTACCAGTCGTCATCACCGTTGTCAGTTTCGTCATCCCCATCTGCAAAATCAGAGAACTCACTTGTGGCGGCAACCGCACCGTCAAGACGTTCACCTTTCTTACGAAGCATGACGTTGTTCAAACCAACTGCAACGCCTTTCTTACCTTCAAAGTTGTAGGCGTAAAAGTTGACAGATGCGTGGAAGTATGCACCGGAGTAGCAATACTCTTCCAAGTCATCTTGGTCAGCAGGTTCGTTGTTACGATTTACGATTCCAGGCTTACGAGCAGAGTTCGCATTCAGGAAGTAACAACCCTCGTATTCTTCACCTTCGCGTTCTTCGTCACCGTCACGTAGAGGAAGCTTCAGCATACCCATCTTAACATTGGAGCCAAACTTTTCTTCAGCAGCGGCTTTAATAGCGGCCTTGATCTTTTTGACTTGAGCGTGGTCTTTCGGTAGAATGACCTGAAGGGAATACTTACCATCTTCACCGTTATCGCCCTTGCGAGGCTCGGTTACGAATACATAAGAACAACGAACGTTTTGAATAATTACTTTAGCCATTAGACTGTTTCCTTTTTAACTGTTTAAGTTGATTGACCGAATGGTCGTGGTTATTATGGCTTAATTTTCTAAGCCTGTAAAGTCACTAACAATAGTAGGCTCTACGGCCTTACGCTTGTCAGTTTGTGGTGCTATTACCAGTTCCCCTTCGGGCTTAGTGGTAATGTCAGCCATAATTTCTTTCGCCGCCTTAGCTCCTACAGCTTTCTTAAGACGACGTTCAATTTCTGTCATAGAGCGTGACTTTTCTTCAAAGACATCTCCGTGTTCCAGGTGATCAAACAATGGGGACACAAGTTCATCAGTAGCGTCTTCAATAAACTTACGACGGGTAGTTTTGCGTACGAGCTTATAGTGACCCTCGTACTCTTTACTTCCGTGATCAACTTCTGACTTAACTTGGTCTTCCACCGCTACGATAAACGAACGCAACATAGCCGCATGATCCATAACGAAACGCTTCTGATCGGCAGTTAGTTTCTGAACGTCGGGTAGTTGTGGCTCTGGGTCATCAAAGTCCATCATCGCGACTTCTTGGGTACGCTCAAACAGCTTTGGACAGTCTCCAGCAGCTTTACAGAAGCGGCAACCGCTGTCACTAGGTACTAAGTCTGCATCAGGGTTCTGTGTTTCCTTAGCGGCTGGTACAAGCTCTTCATCTTGCCAGTTTCTAAGCTCTTTAGCCTTAGTAGTCCAAGTACGAATAAGACCGTCAGGATGGTGTGCTCTAGGCTGAGAAATAGTTATCTCAATAGTAGTTTCTGGATTAGCATCGTATTTTTCAACAATACCCAAGCCGTAACACATAGCCTGAGGATTATCAATAGCTTCTACCGCTACCCCTGCTCCGTGCTTATAGTCAAATACTTCAATAGCTACCAAGTCGTCTTGATCATTCCAGAACAATAACACGACGTCAGAAGTACCGCCATCAAGACCAGGAATACCCAGATACTCAAGTGAGGAACGGACTTCAACCTGTATTTCTACACGTAAGCCTTCCAAATCAGCCATTTCAATTCTGTCCCAGATATAATCAAGGCTTAACTGAACGGCATCAACCATATTCTGATTGACTTTGAACTTCATACCATCTGCTTCAATGGTGCGACCAAGATACTCTTTCGCTTGCTGCTTTTTAACAAGACAGAGTTCGTGTACTTCGTGAGCAACAGTACCTTCAGCGGCATACTTAGACGTCTTGTCTTTAATACCTAACTTTTCAGCTAACTGAATGGAACCCGGACATGTCATCCAACGCTTAGCACCCGAAGGTGATAATCGCGCATGAGCTTTTTCTTCAACCAAATCGGCCATCTTTAATACTCCGTATATTGAATAATTTTCAGTTTACACCATTTAGCAATTTCTACCTCATTTTTCTTAGTTTGTAGAATTGCCGATTTAGGACACCAGAATCCAAAGTCACCAGCTATACCGTCTTCTGTTAAGAAGAATGTCGCCTTGGCTGTACTTCTGACCTTTCTAATAAAGCTATAGACCTTTGAATCTTTACCGGATGCAATGGGTTCGCTAGATTGCCGTGGAGCTGGTGGTTTAGCTTGAGTGGAGGAACCATATAGATATTCTAATGACTCCTCCCACTCGGCTAACCAATTAGCCCAACTTTCATCGGACATATTAGTTTCCATTAGATACCTCCGTTTATTGTAAAACGAGTACCATCTTTACACACGATAAACAAAATACCTCTGTTACCTTGCATGTAAGTTCTAACACCTTTGTCGTCACAATACATGGCGGAAGCTCTGTTGAATAATTCAGCTTCGTCAAAGAATTGTTGGTTAGGGTTAGATGAACACGCTGACATTAAAAGCGCGACTACTAAGATAGTTAAAGTTTTCATACTGTTCTCCTGTTTCACTGTTTAAAGTTAATTTAACAATTTAGCTTTAGCTGGTCGCTTATAAAAAGCATGAGTATCGTCATTTTCAGCTTTTGAGAATGTAGCTGTGAATTCAATATTTTGACCTACTTCTACATCGTATATTTTAGAAGGTATTGAACCCCATACTGTAGATTTATTTTCTAATTCTACAAGCATTTTATAACTAATACCGCTATCGTAATAGCTGAAACTCTTACCTTGAACTTCTTTTATAGCTAAGACTTTACCTTTGACATGAACACGACCTTCAGGAGCTTCGCCTTTAAGAGCTTTCTTAGCTTTACGCTCAGCTTCTATTTTAGCTTTGCGGATTTCTTCTTGTTCTTGCTTATATAGCTCAACCAGCTCAGTCAGCTTATTACGAGTCGTTTCAATATAGACATAGCAAGTAATACCGTCATCCCAAACTTTACCGCTTCCGACTTTGGCGTAATCTTTACAAGACTCACTGATTTCCTTAGCTTCAGATATGTTAGACTTAATACGAGTGGTACGACCTTTAAATTTATTACTAGAAGGAAAGCAATCACGACCTGATAATTCACTAAGCATTTCGTAAAATTCAGGAGGTAAAGGTAAGTAAGACCCACCAGGATAAATATTATCTTCCCAGTGATATCCATCACAAGGAGCGTGAAGACGACCGTAACAATCTACAGTAGGTTCAAGGTCATTATTAGCTGTCGCAGCCTTTTCCATAACACGTTTACGAACATCGCTATAGTGCTTATTGGCTTGAGTGACGTATTCTTTGATGATAAGAACTAGGTTTGACTTAGACATAACTGGTTTCCTGTTTAACTGTTTTAGCTTGAACTCATTATTACCTAACTATTTCATAAAAGCAAGGAATAATCATTACTTTTATGAAATAGTCCTGACAGCCGGAGCCATCAGGACAAAAGGTATTAAACCAATTCGGCGAACATTGCCTTCAACTGAGCCGGAGTACAGTCGTCAACTTTACTTAGTGCCGCTGCACCGTGTTTAGTCATGATTTCTTTAGCTTCGTCACGACCGACTTCTTTAGCGTATGCCTTAAGAGCTGTCTTAACAGCTTCAGCCGTTACTTCAGACTCATCATCGCCTAGGCCGTCGTCATCGTCAAAACCGTCGTCCAGATCATCTTCTGGCTCATCACTGGCTTGTTCAGCTACTTGTGGACCAGCAGCCCAAGCGTCAACGATTGCCTGATAATCAGACTCGTCAATAGAAGACATACGGCGACCAAGGGTTGAAGCTTCTTTAACACCGAAGCTATCCAGTACGCTATTGGCGAAGTCTTCATCATGGGCTGATTTAGCCTTCTTAGCAGCACGTTTGACCTGATCCAGGGTTAAGCCCGAAGTTTCAGTTTTGGCTGGCTCTTTGGCGGCTGGTGCTTTAGATGAGGCTGTCGTGGCTTCTTTTTCAATTTCAGTAGCTGCAACCTTGCTATCAACGCTGGTGTACGCTGTACCTAGGATGATGCGGTTAATAGCGTCAATCTTCGGTGCGTTCTCAGGTGTTAGTTCAATTGCATAAGTTACTTGATTTGTCATTACTGACTCCTTAATAGGTTGGTTATCTGTTTAACTGGCTTGCTGTTTGATGCCAGTGATGTCACTATAGCTAAGCGTGATTTGTTTTGCAACCCTTTTTACGATTTTATTTTTAACGCTTTACAAAACGTGTTTTATGACGCATAGTTGAGTCTGTTACTTATTTAACCCTCTATATAAGCCGGAGTACATAAATGTTAAAACATACAAAAGAAGAGCTTGAACAGCTCCACAAAGAGCATCTGGAGGAGCTTATTACCTTAGCCACCAGTTACCACTATTTAGCCAAGATGCTAGGGCAACCAAGCAGCACCGTTCAAGGGTGGGTAGTTCGTGGCCGTATAAGTAAAGCAGGGGCAAAGCTCGTTGAGGAACATCCAACATTAAAAGAGCATTTCACTGCTAATTACTTACGTCCTGACCTGTAACGGAGGTTCGGATGAACTACAAATCAAAACAATTGAAGCATTACACTGATCACATCCAGGGCGAGTTAATACCTCTTTATCCTTGGAATAAGATGATTAAGGGTGATCAACGTGGTAAGACACCGCTTCATAATGATTGGAACACTAAAGAATATAAGCAGGACGCCAAACAGTTAAAACACTGGATAGAGTCTGGCTACAATATCGGGTATCGCATTGGTGAACACGAACTAATAGTTGACCTTGACCCTCGTAACTATGTTGACAACATTGATTCAGAAGCGTTAATAGCTGAACTGTTCGGCTTCTTTGACTTTGAAGAACTCATGTGGGAATTACCTGTTGTCCGTACTGGTGGCGGTGGTTATCACATCTACTGTACCTTACCAAATGACGTAGACTATAAGCTGATTCGTAAATGTGTTGATAACCTTCCTGGTGTTGACTTTAAAAAGAAAGGCGGTTATGTTGTCGCCGCTGGTAGTAAACACCCTGACGGTGATTACTATGTATGGGAAAACGAAGCTCCTCGCCCTGTAGTACCGGAAGAACTGTTGTTCCTTATTAAGCGCGATAAACTAGCCGATAAAGATTATCAGTCGGGTTATGGTGCGTTTAACGGAACTCAGCTTTACGACTTAATATTAAGCAAGCTTGATATTAACGACTACGATAGTAATGATACATGGGAGCCAATTATGATGGCTGCTCATCATGCTACGGCTGGTGATGGTATTGAAGAGTTCTTAGATTGGTCGTTGTCTGATACTCAGTTTGAAGGTGATGAAAACAAGATCCGTAATCGCTGGGAATCACTAGATGATACTAAAAGCGTCCAACGTACTGCTGCATCTCTTATTCGTGAGCTTAAGCAGAACGGTGAAGATATGTCCGACGCTCGGGCTATATTGGAGTTTAGTACTCACCCTGAATTAGAATCTGATGATGAGGATACAGAAGAAGCCGAACTACTTAAACAGGCCAAACGTATCGCAGCGGAGATTGATGTTAGCGATGTTTACGACGACCCCGAAATGGAAGAGGGGGTTGAAGGTGCAGCGATAGAAGCAATTAACGCAATGTCGCCCGAACCTTCCGGTGAGGAGATAGCTAAATGTTTACGCCTTATCAAAAATGCAGACATTTACGAATCGGCTCGTGCTAAAGACTTACTCCAAAAGAAAACTAAACTTTCTAAAAGCACCATCAATCAAATGATGAAAGACTTAGAGGCCAAAATCAATAGAGACTTAGGTCGCCTAATATCTGACAAAACATTGGAAGTTAGTTTCAATAAAGGTAAACATCTTACATGCCCACCTAGCGGTATGATTTACGGATTTCGCAATACTCACTGGATACCTTTATCGGATGAGTTCATGGGTAAGTTAGTTCAAACAACCTTATATTCATTAAAAGAAAAGATGGATATTGACGGTCAGGAACTTAGTCTTATTAATCAGGCGGTCAAGTTGAGCAGAATCGCAGTAGCAACCCTAAAAGATAAACTACATAGGACTGAACTTCCTTACAGTGTTATCAATTGTAAGAATGGGGAGTTATGGCTTGAACGTGATGGTAGTCATACACTTAAACCTCATAACTATCGTTCATACTTACTCAATTGTTTGAATGTTGATTACGACCCTAGTGCCGAGTGTCCGTTGTTTATGCAGACGCTACATGAGATATTTGAAAACTTCCCTGATACAGATGATATGGTTCGTCACGTTGGTGAGATGCTAGGTTATACGATTCAACCTTATAAGAATATCGCATCTTGGTGGTTATTCAGAGGTCCAGGCGGTGACGGTAAATCGACAATCCTTAAGATTCTTGAGGGAATATTGCAAGACGCCCAACTCATGACTGGTGTTAAATTATTGTCACTTGGTTCTAACGAAAGTTATAATCATGCGGCAAACAGTTTGATTGGAAAGCTCAGCGTTATTATTGAGGAACTTCCGGCTAACTACTTGTTGAAAGACGCTGGTATGAAAATGTTATCTGAGAATACAAAGATGGAAGCTAACCCTAAAGGGAGCGAAGCCTTCAACTTTATGTACTCAGGGAATCTTATTATGTGCAGTAATGGTTTCCCAGCTACACGTGATTTATCACACGGTATGTTCCGTCGCGCTAACGTGATTCCATTCAACCGTCAGTTTGACAAAACAGGTTCTGAGGATTTAGACAGACCATTAAAGATACTCCAAGACCCTAAAGAAATGTCAGGAGTTTTAAACTTTATGCTTGAAGGTCTTCAACGCTTGCGTAATCGCGGTCGTTTCTTAGAACCTGAGTCGTGCAAACTTGCCAAGGAAGAATGGCTAGGTCATGCGAACAATGTTGTTAGGTTCGTAAAAGAAAACTTGACAAGTACCAATGGTAAAGACTGTGCAGGTGACTTCGGTACATTATACGATCTAACTTATCAATCCTGGTGTCAAGAAAACGACATAGAAGATAAAATGCGTAAGAAGAAACAACACTTCAAACGTGACTTGGTTGACTTAGGTTTCATCGTAAAGGTTGGTGGTGGTAATGTGCTCAAGGTTTATGGTGGTAAACTCATACAGAAGGAAGAGGACTTAGACTGGTAAGTTAGTGCAGTTATTAGGTTCTAAAGAGTTATTGTTTATCAGTTAGTTTAGTTATCTTTGAAGGGTACTATTATAAGTATAAGAAAAAGATTTTGTAAATATAGTGATTCTAATGTGTATATAGGTATTAGGGGCTATAAAAGATACTGAAACTAACCCTGATTTAATAACCCTACTAACTTGGCTCTAGACTGGTGAGTTTATGGGTTACAAAAGTTAGAATAATCCTTTACAATTTGTGATTTAATAACTACACTAACAACTCTAATTATTAGTTGTGAGGTTTAATGTGAAACATATAGATATCATTATAGATAGCGAAGTTGAAAGCAGACTTATAAAATTGGGAGGAGGCGATATCAATAAAGGTATCTGTAGACTTGTTGGTAAGCGTTATGACAATATAAGTTCGGTAGATAAATTTGTCAATCAGCATATATGTAAATCAGATCTTTCTGACAACGTAACCTTAGCCAAGTTATTTTCTTCTTACGAACATTACTGTTCTGAGCTAAAGATAACACCGATTAAAAAGAAATACTTTAAATTGTATTTAGAAGAATGTGGGTTTATAGTCAGACCTGGAGGCGGTAATGTTTTGAAGGTCTACGGCTTAATACTTGAAGACATATTTGATGAAGATGAGGAGTGGTAATCATGCAGAAACTCAGACACGTAATGATCGACTTGGAAACGATGGGTAAGGTTCCCGAAATGGCTATTGTGTCTATCGGAGCTGTGATCTTTGATCCACGATACGGCAAAGTCAGCAAAGAGACTTTCTATATGGAACTCGACTGGGAAAGCCAGGATCGTTTCATCTGTCCAGAAACTCAGGAGTGGTGGTCAAAACAGTCTAAAGAGGCTCGCGCTGCTCTTGATGGTTTGGACGAACTAGAAGAGTCTCTAATCGCCCTTGCAGAGTGGCTCCCGAAAGACTGTAAGGTATGGGGTAACGGTGCAACTTTTGACATCTCATGTCTTGAACATGCTTATCGACAACTCGGTATTGAAATCCCTTGGAAGTTTTGGAACGTCCGTGATTGCCGTACCGTATTGGATATGTACGAGTCAGCTCGTGGTGGCTTTAATAAGACTACAAACAGAAAAGGCTGTCACAATGCTCTTGAAGATGCTAAGTTTCAGGCTGGCTACATCACAATGATGTGGAATCGTATATTAAACCCTAATCAGGAGAAGTAACATGGATGAACAAATTGTAACAACTCAACTGACAAGTAAGCGGCTGAAATTTAATAAGCTAGTTTCATGGGCATGTATTACCATCGGTGCTATACTGATTCTCACCGGAGCAGGTGATAGCAAGCATTCGGTAGCATGGGGAAGTCTAATTTGTCTATATGGCTTTGGTCATTTAACAGTAACTCGTATCCGCGTATGGTGGAATCATAAATAGGTGATAATATGAAAGAATCAACAGTAACAGCTCATGAGAAACCTCAGGTTGAGGAAGCATATCCTAACCAGTCTCACAAGACTCATAAGCGTTCTAGAGTCAAGAACAAATATCGCAATATGGCTTGTCCTTGTGGTAGCGGTAAGAAGTTCAAGAAGTGCTGTATAAGCAAGGTGGATTAGTCATGAGCGAAGTAATGTGTCCACACTGCCCGAATATGGTTAACGAGTCTGATACCACTTGCCCTCATTGCGGTGAAGCTATTCAGCCAACTAATGCTCTAATAATGCTTTGTATTCAATTTGGCATTCCTCCTATAGTCATGCGTGACGGAAAGGAATGTGTTATATTTGAGCTTCAATGCCGAGCTGACGGTATCCAGGCCAACTACATGGTTCCAGGCGAGCTTCAAGAAATTAAAGTTGAAGGAGTATTGCACTGATGAGTGTCATCCAACCCTTGCTGGCTAAGAAAGCCGAATACGACAAAATCCAATACCCTGTTCTGGCTACTCCTAAGCTAGACGGGATTCGTTGTTTGATGGTTGAAGGTGTGGCAATGTCACGCACCATGAAGCCTATCCCTAACCAGTTTGTTCAAGAAGAGCTTGCAGGGCTTAACGGCTTAGACGGTGAGCTTATGGTTAAGGGTGATTTCAACGCTGTCAGCTCTGCTATTATGTCACGTGATGGAGAGCCTGATTTCTTCTTCCATGTTTTTGATATGTGGGATCGTGCTGTTGAGTTTGACCCTGATGAACCTGAAAAGCCGTTCGGCTATGCGGGTCGTTTGCAGTATCTTGAAGACGAAGAACTTGACTGGCATCCACGCTGTGAAATACTCAAGCCAGTGCAAATCAACAATGAAGAAGAACTGGAAGCCTACCTGGACAAGTGTGTCAACGAAGGTTACGAAGGTATTATGCTCCGTGATCCTACAGGTAAATACAAGCACGGACGTTCTACTGTTAAAGAGGGTATCCTCCTCAAGGTTAAGCGGTTCTTTGATGACGAGGCTACGCTGGTTGAAATCATTGAGAAGATGACAAACACCAACGAGCTTGAACGTGACGAACTCGGCCATGCTAAACGGTCATCAGCCAAAGACGGTCAAGTACCAGCTGACACTTCTGGCTCGTGTGTTATGGATTGGAATGGCGTTCAATTCAAGGTAGGGTTCGGACCTGGATTTACCGATGCTATCAAGAAGGAGATGTGGGACAATCGTGAGAACCTGTATGGTCGCCTATACAAGTTCAGCTATCAAGAGTTAAGCCGTGACGGTATCCCTCGTTTCGGTAAGTTACTCGGCGAACGACATAAGGACGATTTATAGTTGCTTTCTGTATTAGCCTGACCTATACTGAGTTCAAGTTAATACAGGAGTCACAATCATGCAGTGTATAACCAAAGACCAGTTTGAAGATATCCTCTTTAATCCAAACATTCCGGTCACTGAGAAGCGTAGTTTCAAGCGTTCCTCTATCCGAGGTAAGAAACAGGCGACTGTCAAGCTGGTTTCCAATGGTGTTGTGTTGGCTGTACGTGAAGTGACTCCTGAAGGTGATTTCTATTATAAAACAGGAGAACAGTGAAATGTCTAAACGCTACGGTAGAAACCAAAAGAGAAAGGCTCGTGAACAAATAGCTCGCTTAGAGTTAGAAAAGCAGCAGATGCGCGAACAAATAGAGCATCATCATTCAACTATAATGGCTGCTAGAGATATAGTGAATATGGTTCAGAGAATCCAACCTATGTCTATTATTTTCCGCCCTAGTCAAATTCACCCTGATCATTACCGCTCTTCTGACGATAGGTTTAGCCCTATGGTTAGATTAAATCAGCGCGATTATCAGCCTAGTATGATAGACATCCGTACCATAGATCTTTATGATTTAGAAGTAGAAATTTCTGAGTTTAAAGATATGGTTCACTTCGAATGCACTATGTTCAATCCTAACAATGGTAAGTTGAAATCAGCTTACCGTATAAGTGCTGAAGGTTTTAAGTATCAACCTACTGATAAAATAGTAGAAGAACTTGTTAGACATTTGAAACACAATGTAGGCGGAATAAACTAATGGGTAAGAGGTGTGATGATAGACCGATATGTAATTGTTCGGCCTACCCATTCCCTCATCGTATCGGTGGACGTTGCACTGGTTCAGCGTTCACTGAATTCTATTTCTATAATGTGCGCTCAGCCTGTCAGTTCTGTAACTGTAACGCTGGCGATCATTGCGATGTAGCTACTGGTCAGGAATCTATTTCTGAGGCTGAGTGCTACATTGAAGCCAAGCATTATAATCCAGGTGAACATCTACAGTTAGAGATAGAAGAACCAGAATATCCCTCTTTACAAGATGAAGATTATTAGCAATACTGAAACTTCTAACACAGCGATAATCGTTAGAACTCAACCTTTAAAGGAGAATTATCATGCGTGAAATCTTGCTCAGCGTTCTACTGCTGTTCTCGTTTTCACTATCGGTACAGGCTCAATCTGTAACGGCATCACCAGACTGGGATGTTCAACAGATTGAAGTCAGTCACGACAGTGTTACGATGGCTGCTCAACCCGCTTTACCTGAACGATTGTTTAACGTGACTGGAGAGCACTCAACCTAGCCATAACGAGCATCTAATATTGGTTCAAGTGGCGACACCTCATAAAGTGACTGATAATGTTGCTGGAAGTCATCTTCCATTTGAGGTAGGTTGGCGAAGCTAACTCAACCATAAAGACACCAAGGCGAAAGCCTTAGAAACAAAAAGCCCGTCCATGTGATGGGCTTTTTGACGTTTGGGAATTCTTTTGTTCAGTTCTAAATTTACTTGCAAAAGGTTCTAGTTTATATTGAGGTCAATTGGCCGGAAATATAGATAGAACTTATGCAGCATAAACCGCTATCCATTCAAGATTTAAGGGAACTCATCCACGAAGGTGAAGCGAAGGATCCCCTTGTCTTTTTAGAAGCGGTGATGAATGGGCAAGACCCTCGCAGACTTTCTTCCATATATGAACTCGTTATGGAGATTGATAGCTTTAGTGATGGTGACATTTCTAAAGGCGACTGGTATGAGATTGTTGACTTAGTGATGAACAATTTCAAATATCATACGGTCACATTGTCCGAATCTATCACCGCTAGTAAAACTCTTGCAGAGTACCTACATGCTAAGCGCAAACAGGTAGAAGTCAACGGAGGTAATTCAGGCTCAGCTTCTGCTGCTGATAACCCTTTGACCGATGAAGAAATAGAGTTATTTAAGGAGAAGTTTAATGACGACTTCTAGCCCTATAATAGCTCCTGATGACTTTGAACCGTGGTCACTAAATGAATTGCGGATGTTGAAGTATATGCTTGAAAACGACGGTATCCAGTTTATGAGATACTTCTTCAAGCACCGAGAAGGTACTAAGATGCTCCGTAACTGGCATCATTATGTTATTGAGTATGTCCTACAAGCTATTTATGAATGTAAGATTAACAGGCTGATAATCAATATTGCTCCTGGTTATACTAAGACTGAGCAAGCTGTATTGAATTTCATAGCTCGTGGTTTGGCAATAAATCCACGTTCCAAATACATTCATGCTTCTTATTCTGCAGACCTTGCACAAGAAAACTCTTCTAAAATTAAAGAGACTATTAATCTACAAGAGTTTCAAGAACTCTGGCCTATGGATGTTAGGGTTGACACCAAAGGTAAGAAACGATGGTTCACGGAAGATGGCGGCGGTATGATGGCGGCGGCTGCTGGAGGTCAGATTACTGGTTTCCGTGCAGGTCGCATGGAAGAGGGATTCACTGGAGCCTTTGTTATTGATGACCCTGTTAAACCTGACGATGCTTATTCTGTCGTTAAACGTGCTGCTATTAACAACCGTTTCAACAATACTATGCGTTCACGTCTAGCTGTAGAGACAGTTCCAATGATTGTTATTATGCAGCGTATTCACGAAGATGACCTTTCTGGTTATCTACTTAAAGGCGGCTCAGGTGATATTTGGCATCACTTAACCATCCCGACCCTGTTGAATGACGAGGAAATAAACCGTAAGTATCCTGACGATTATACACACGGCAAACGTATAGACCTAAACGGTATCCTACAGGCTCTTCACAGCGGAGCTCAGTATGCTTTTTAGTAATGACGCTATACTTACCCTATGTCCACAGGAAGTTCCGCTAGGTGATCCGCTATGGGGCTTTAAACAGGATTTATCCAAACTAAAAGTTCTTGAACACGGCGACAAGTATACTTTTGCCAGTCAGTATCAACAAAACCCGAGCCCATTGGGCGGTGGTATGTTTAAAGATGCTTACTGGAAGTATTACGAAGTTTTACCCGCCGATATAGATTTGATGCGTATCTATGGCGATACTGCTCAAAAAACTGCTGAACGAAACGACTATACTGTTTTCCAACTATGGGCTAGATCAATGACTAAAGGTATATTTTTAGTTGATCAGTTCCGAGGTAAATGGGAAGCTCCTGAGTTGGAATCTAAACTGGTAGAGTTTTGGAATAAGCATAAGCCAACACAGTTCAAACCGTTAGGAGCGCAAGTTGTTAAGATTGAAGATAAGAGCTCAGGTAGTTCTTTGATACAATCTATTAAGAAAGATTATTTTATTCCTGTTGAGCCTATCCAACGTAACACTGACAAGGTTCTACGGGCTATGGGTGTGGTGAAATACTTCGCTGCTAATTATATTCACTTACCACGGAACGCTGAGTGGCTACATGACTACAAGGAAGAGTTTAGAAAGTTCACCCCCTTAATGACACATAAGCATGATGACCAAATAGATCCGACAATGGATGCAGTTGAAGATTTAATTGTGTTTGAAGACATGCTATATAATGAAAATTCAATGTAGGCCGGATTACCTACTAGAAGGAAAGTATTATGAGTTCTTTAAAACAATCGTACAGGCAAATTGCTGATCCACGTAGATTCCCTATCCAGAGGAGTTTTACGGACGACGGAACTTTGACTGGCGATCCTAATATGAATGTAGATGGCTCCGTAACACCTCAGGAGTTTTTCTTTGAAGCAGAATCAAATCGCTATGTTCAGATAGACGGAATTAGTTTTTCTGTAAGTGATAGCGGTAATACCAGCTTTGATGATTACGGTAGTGTTGCTGGACCTCTTACCAATGGTATGACTCTTTACACTATTATCGGCGGTCAAGAAGTACCATTAACGCCGATTATTAAACGGGCTGCTGATTTCTTTGCTATCGGAGTAAGTTCTCAATTCGTTCAGCTATCAGGTAATTCACGTTTAGCTGTTTATTCGTTTAGTTTGTTTGATTATTCTGAAGGTATTCAGTTAAACGAAGGCGATATCTTTGGTGTTCGTATTAACGACGACCTGACAGGGTTGGCTTTACATGAAGCCTCCTTGAATGGTTTCTTTCAATTTAACGCTGCTTGACATTATAGGTAAGGTTAGTTTAGATAGTTTCTAGCCTTACCTTTTAATGTATAAGAAAAACTTTTAGTATAGAAATAATTACTATATAGGGTAAAGGTTAGCTTCAAACCTAACTAAACTAACTCAACAATAAGGTGACTTAATATGAGCGAAAATGTTCAAGAAGCCAGGATCTTATCTGACGAAGAGGCAAAACTTAAAGACGGCCTGGAAAACCTCGTTGCTCAGTTAGGTACTGAACAAGACAAACGGCATCACTCACGGTTCGTAAATAATAAACAGTTATCAGCGGACGGTGCTCAGGATGAACTCAATGCAATGTATCGTACCGACTGGCTTGCTGGTAAGGTCGTTGATATTATCCCTGATGATATGACTCGTGAGTGGCGTGAATTCACTGGTGATATTGAGCCAGAAATAGTTAAAGAATTAGAAGATGAAGAAGATCGTTTAGACCTATCAGGTAATTTTAATTCTGCTCATAAGTGGGCGCGACTATATGGTACAGCTTTTATCGTTATGTCTATTGATGATGGACAAACGCCTGATAAGCCTCTTGATCTAAATAAGATTAAGGAAGGTAGTCTTCGTCATATTAAAGCTATTGACCGTCATCGTGTAAGCAATGCTGAAGTCGTACCTATTGCTGACCCTATGGACAAAAACTTTGGTATGCCTGAGTTTTATCGGTTTAATGAAACTAGCGTTAAAATCCACCATAGTCGCGTTTTACGTTTTGACGGTATCCCACTTCCGTTTGATGAATTCCGCCGTAATAATTACTATTCAGATTCAGTATTAAGTCGTATTTATGAAGCCCTTACCAACTTCAACACCACTACCGACGGTGCTGCTAGTATGGTATACGAAACAAACGTAGATATAATGAAGGTTAAAGGTTTGATGGGATATCTTCAAACCGCTGACGGTGAATCATTGCTTCGCAAGCGTTTCACTTTAGCAGGTATGATGAAAAGCTTCAATAATATGATGCTTTTAGATAATGAGGAAGATTTCCAAACTAAGAACAATACCTTCAGCGGTCTACCTGACCTGCTAGACCGTTACGCTTTGTTCCTTAGTGCTGCTAGTGATATCCCTGCTACTCGTCTTCTAGGGTCTTCTGCAAGCGGTCTAAACGCTACTGGTGAGGGCGACCTTAAGAACTATTATGACACAGTACGTTCCGCACAGAAGAAAGACTATAAGCCTAAGCTTGATTACTTTGATGAAATCATGGCTAGAAGCTTAGGCTTATCTGAAGATGTAGATTTGGATTATGAGTTTAAGTCTTTGTTCCAAATGACACCTAAAGAAATAGCAGACTTACAGTTTGTTAATGCTCAGCGAGATGGTATTTATCTTGACCGTGATATTGTTAGTGAGGCTACTGTAGCCAAAGAGCTAAAACAAGACGGCACATATACAAATATCACAGATGAGGATATTGAAGAACTAGAGGAACCAGATGATGGCTTTGACACCGATACCGACAACGATCTCCTTGGAACTGAACGGGAAACTGAAGAAGGAGAAGAAGAGGAAGGGGCGTCCAGTGAAGACTCCCAAGAATCCGGAAGTGAAGTATCGTAGACAGCTTGATGTTTTAACTAAGCGATTAAGAAAAGACGTAGCTACGCAGATTATTCCTCTTCTGCGTCAGCTACAACCCGAGTATGTGAATGATGCTTATGCTCGTACTTTGGAAGAAGCTTTTAATCGTTTAAGAAGAGCTTATGTTGATATCAATGAGAATGCTCAGATAGTCGCTAACTCTTTTACTACGAACACTAACGATACTAATAAGCGACGCTTCTATTCTGCGATTGAAGAAAGCGTGGGTGTCAACTTACAAAGCGTTATTCAGAATGAAAACCTTGAAGATATACTCGTAGCAACTACTCGTGAAAATGTTAGTCTGATACGCTCTATACCTGAGGAATATTTTAAGAAGATAGAAACTATTGTATTTACTGGAACCACTCAGGGAAACACAGCAGGCTCTATGATTCAACAAATAATGAAGACAGGTCGCTCAACAACAAAGAGAGCTAAGTTAATAGCTAGGGATCAGACTTCAAAATTAAACTCGGCATTAAACCAGCAGCGTCAACAGAATCTAGGAGTAGAAGAGTATATATGGAGAACTGCTGGTGACGATAGAGTTAGGGAATCGCACCGTTCTAAGAATGGTAAAGTCTTTAGATGGGACGACCCTCCTAAAGATACTGGTCATCCAGGTCAGGACATTCAGTGTCGTTGCGTAGCTCAGCCCATTATTAAAGTTTAGTTGTGATGAAAGTTTGGTCTTTACCTTGTTTTTAGACTGAACATAAAATAATATTGAATTTAAACGTAAGGACTAGTAAATGTTTCTAGCAGATAGACTGAAAATAACCACAGAACGTGAATACACTGACGAGGGCTTCCTTAAAGTTCCTGCTCGTATTTCCCGTACAGGTATTCAGGAATATTTAGCTATTGAGATGGGTCTCACTGATAGAGACCCTACCGATGTCGTCAGAGTATATCGCCCAGAAGAAGAGGTGTTTAACGACGAGTCCTTAGTATCTTTCGCTAATAAGCCTGTCACAAATAACCATCCCCCTGAGTTAGTTAGTCCGGATAATTCCAAACAGTTTAGTGTCGGAATGTCCGGACCAGATGTTACTCGGGATGGGATGTTCGCTAAAACAGTCCTACACGTTACCGACGGTGAAGCCATTAAAAGCATAGAAAGCGGTAAGACAGAGCTTTCTAACGGCTACACCGCTGATATCGAGTGGGTCTCAGGAGTTACTCCGGATGGTGAGCAATACGACGCCATTCAGAGGAACATTAAGGGCAATCACATTGCTATCGTTGAACGTGGTCGCGCTGGACCTGCTTGCAGAGTGGCCGACAACTTACCCATAACAGGAGATACAGTCGCTATGGCTAAAATCACCATTGATGGGGTTGACTTTGAGGTATCTGATCAAGCTGCTCAAGCGGTTGGTAAACTGCAAGCACGAGTTTCAGATGCTGAAGAAGAAACCCAAAAGAAGGCTGATGAGCTAGAAGCTAAAGAAGATGAAATGGAAGAAAAGGCTAAAGAGGCCAAGAAAACCGAAGATTCTTTGAAGGCTAAACTAGATGACGCTACATCTAAAATCCCAACTGCCGATACCCTTGACAAACTGGTAACTGATCGTACTGCTGTCGTAGACACAGTTCGTAAAGTAGCTCCAGAAGTTGAGTGGGAAGGTAAAGACGCTGACACTCTTCGTCGCGAAGTGGTTGCTGCTAAGTGCCCTAATGTTCAGTTGGATTCTGTTTCTGCGGATTACATTAACGCTCGTTTCGATATGTTAGTGGAATCTGTTGAAAATAATAGTCAACAACAACTTGACGATGCTATCAGCCAACAGGTTGAGAACAAAGACAAAGGCGTTGACAATCGTCCGGCTGACGTCATCGCCCGTGAAAAGATGATGGCCGATAGTCAAAATGCTTGGAAAGGAGGAGCTAAATAATGAGCGCTCAAACTTCATATGAAATCAAGCAACCTAAAGCCTATGCGGGTTTGGTCTACGCTCAAGCTCCGCACGATATTGTTTCACGTGACGTTGAAACAGTAGCCGGAATTGGTTTTGGTGTTGTCGTTAGTCGTGGTACTGACAAAGAACGTCAAGTGGTAGCTGGAGGTACTGATTTCTTAGGTATCACCATTCGCTCCCTGGATAAAGAAGGTGCTGCGAACACCGGAGCTATTCAGTGGAATGAAAAAGAAGCCGCTGGCATCCTACGTGACGGTTACATCTGGGCGACTTGTCCTTCAGGTTGTAATCCAGGTGATCAAGTAAACTATGTCAATGCGACTGGTGTTCTTGATTCGGGCGCTGCTGTAGCTGGTGAGACTCAGCTAGACGGAGCTCAATGGGAGACTGTTGCCGCCGCTGGTGAGCTGGCAGTTATTCGTATCGACTCTTCAGCAACCACTGCTGGCGCATAAGGGAGAACTGAATAATGAAAAAATTTACTCTTCGTGACGGTTCTACCCTTGCTTTTGACGGCATGATCGGTACTGTAACCGCTAAAGATGGCAAACAAGTTCAACTGGACGGTGCTGTCGTAACTGCTTTGAATAACGGTATTGTCGATGCTGACGGTGCGTTCTTCTTCCAGCGACAGTTGGAGCTTATCAAGGCTCGTAGTTATGATGTTCGTTATGCAGAACTGAAGGCTCGTATGCTGTTCCCTGTTTCCAATGAAGGTGGTCCAGGTATTACCTCTATCACTTATCGTACCTACGACCAATCAGGTGCGGCTAAAATTATCAACGCTTATGCTGATGATTTGCCTCGTGCTGACGTTGCAGGTAAGGAAACAACCATTCCGGTTCGTTCTGTAGGTATTTCATACGGGTATAACCTAGATGAAATTCAAGCCTCTCAGTTGACTGGTGCTGCTCTTGATCAGCGTCGTGCTAATGCTGCTCGTCGTTCCAACGAACAAGTGGTCAACGATGTATCGTTCTTTGGTGACGCTACTAGCGGTCTTCCAGGCTTGTTTAGCAACCCTAACATTCCTACAGGCGCGGTAGTCAATCCAGGTGCTGGTACAGAGTGGGTGAACAAAACTCCTGACGAAATTTTGTTTGACGTCAATGATTTGTTTGCTGACATTTTTGAAACCACTAAGATGGTTGAGCAGGGTAATACTTTGCTTCTTCCACCTAGTCAGTGGTCTTACATTATGTCCACCCCACGTTCTTCTAACAGCGATACAACCATTGCTCAGTATCTGGTGCAGAACAGCCCGTACCTGAACAGCATGGAAGATATCATTCCTGTTAATGAATGTGCTGCTGCGAACAACCCTTTGCTTGCTGCTGACGCTATGGTTGCTTATGACCGTAACCCAGACAAGCTTCAGCTTGAGATTCCTGTAGAATTGGAAATGCTTCCTGTTCAGCAGAAGAACCTTGAGTTTGTTGTTCCTGGACGTTCACGCTTGGGTGGTCTGAATATTTACTACCCTCTTTCACTAGCTATCGCAACGGGGATCTAATCATGGCCGGGATTATGAACCACACTGCACGTCAATTTAATTTGAAGTGCATCACAAAAGGTGGGAGCCGTGTAGTAGTTCGCATTGCTCCTGGATTTAACGTAGTTGAAGATGCTCACTGGCAAGCTTTCGTATCTAAAGACGGTAAGAAAGTAGACCCTTATGTTGCTAGTCTTAAAAAGAAAGGCGACATTGAGTTTGGTTCTAAGATTGATGACATGGAGCTTGAAATGGCTCCTGACACTCAAGCTAAGTCCAAATCTGAACCTATGGCTAAGCTGAAAGAAGAAGCTGATAAAGCTAAAGAAGAAGCTGAGGCTAATAAGGACATTGCTGAAAAAGCTAAAGCCGAGGCTGAAAAAGCTAAGGAAGAAGCTAAGGAAGCTAAAGCCAAAGCTGAAAAAGCCGAACTGGAACTTGCAGAACTTAAAAAGTCTACAGCTTCCAAATAATAAATTGCCTCGGTTTCGGCCGAGGCTCTTTTAAATTGTGCATTTCTATGAGATGCACAATTTAAAAGGGGATAATCCAAATGAGTGAAAGGCCGGATTTAAGAGGTTTATCTAATGTGAACGAATTGTCAGAGACAAGGTTATGGAAGACCTTAGATTCCATAAGCGATAGACTGACAAGTATCGAAAGACAACTCGGTGAAGTTGTTCGCTTAGAAGAACGTGTTAATAATCATGAACAAGCCCTTTCCCGTTACGGTAATAGGTTGGATACCCATGATAGAAGATTGCATGAGACAGAACTTTGGCAAGCGAGCTATGGTGATAAATCATCAGTAGAACGCTTAGTAACAAACGTTCAAGAAGAAGTAGGAAGTCTTAAGAAAAAGGTTGATCAGCTTGAATCTAGTAAAGATATTATCGCTGGTCAGAGAGACATAGGTAAAGAAGTATTGAAATGGTTAGCGGGTATATTGGGCGCAACTCTAGTATATATGCTTACTAAAGGATAAATGAAATGGCGACAGACGTAGCGACTTTTAGAATAAGATTCCCAGAATTCAGCGATGATACTGAATACCCTGATGCTCGTGTTCAGTTATTTCTAGACGATGCTGCAAACTGTTACATGGGAACAGATGAAAATAGATGGTGCGGCAAATATGATTATGCTCAGGCATACTTAGCCGCTCACTTACTAACGGTAGGCACTGGGGCTGAAGCAGGCGATAGTTCAGCCAAGGCCGGACCCATATCTTCTAAGACAGCAGGGGGTGTTTCTGTTAGCCGAGCCGTTGTTGCCAAAGACCGTTCAGATTTAGATGATTTTTATATGGGTACAACATATGGACAACAATTCTTAACTATAAGAAATACTTGTTTCGTAGGTGTTGTAGTGGCTAACTGCTTATGAAGTCAAAAACCAAAGTCATAAAACCTGCTAAGAAGGCTACTAAAGAATTAGAAAAACTAGCCAAGTCTTTAGTCGGCCCTGATTTGGTTAAGGTAGGACTACCTAAAGGTTCCAACGATTATCCAGATGGAACATCAGTAATAATGGTAGGAGCTGTTCATGAATTTGGTAGCCCTGCTAGAAACATACCGCAAAGAAGTTTCTTAAGAGCTACTGTTGAATCAGGTCGTAGGAAATATAGACAGCTCTTCAAAAGGCTGTCTAAGAAGATTGTAGACGGGGAAATTTCTAAGAAAGAAGCGTTAGGTATAATAGGCTTGCAGGTTCAAAGTGATGTGCAAGGAAGAATAACAGATGGTATCGCTCCTGACCTTAAATCTAGAGAAGGTACTCCTTTAATAGATACTGGACATTTGCGCCAATCTATAATTTTTGAGGTTGAAGACTAATGCCTATAAATGTTTCAGAAGCATTGTGTACAGACACTGCTGAAATAGTAACCGTTGAAAGAACAACAGGTGGCTATGTAGATGGTCTTTATGTCAAAAACCCTCCCACCACATTTAAAACTATTTGTAGCGTACAGCAGCCTTCACCTGACGAACTTCAAAATTTACCAGAAGGTGAACGCGATAAAGACATCCGTAAATTTATTTCTAAAAAACCTTTGTTCACAACCAAAGACAGGGATGGAACTATAGCTGACTCTGTCCTATACAAAGGGTTCAAATACAAACTTATATCTAGCGGTGACTGGAATGCTTATGGTCACACCACATCATTCGGAGCTCGTGACCAATGATTTTAGAAGAGACTATAAATAAGCTTATAAGAGACACTGTGGACTTGCTTTTGGCCTCTCCAGGTTATACCATTAAAGCTAAGCAAAAAGACGCACCAAGGCCAACAGGCGACTATGGAGACGTCGATTTTGTCACCGATACCGGAGTAGGGTGGGAACAGTTTAAATATGAAAACAGACAGCAGGATTCAGACTTAGATGGTACTTCTGAAGGTATGCGAGAAATAATGATGTCTGTTAGTTTCTATAGAGATAGCTCTATAGATAACGCCAGAAAGGTTCACCAAGGTTTAGTTCGTGAATCGGTGCAAAGTTTGTTCCGCGCAGGCGGAATAGGTCTTATTCGTAGGTCTGAAGTTAGGCAAATATCTGAAGCTTTAGAAAACGGATGGGAAGAACGTGCTCAGTTAGACGTCTTCCTAAGTGCTGTTGGTACAGATACTGATATCGTCAACTCCATACTTGCTGTGGATATGGCGGGTGAGTATCAGGCTCGCGGCTTAATTTATAACTTCAATATAGAGGTGCAATAACATGACAATCCCAGTTTCTAGTGTGGTTAATGTCAGCATCGCAATCGGTGCTACATTTCCAGCGCGAGCAGGGTTCGGCACTCTTAACATCGTAACTAAGGAAACTGGTGTTATTGGGATTGCTGAGCGTATTCGTTCGTATCAAAACCTAGATGGAGTGACGGCTGACTGGCCTGCTGATTCTGAAGTGGTTAAGGCCGCTACAGCTTATTTCAGCCAGCAACCTAAACCCACTTCTCTAAGAGTATCCACTCGTTATGAAGCTGATCAGTCAGCTCAATTACGAGGCGGTGCTGTAACTGATGCGACGGCCTTACTACTTGTTGCAGATGGTAGCTTTGCTATCAGTATTGACGGTGATGCTCAAGACATCACGGGTCTTGACTTTACTGATACAGAAACAACCCTTGATGATATTGCGGCTTCTATCCAAGCTGCTCTTCAAGCGGTTGCTACTGGTGGCTATACCGCTGCTACTTGTGTTCATGACGGAACTCGTTTCTTTATTGAATCAGGTACTACAGGTGTGTCTTCAACCATTAGTTTCTTGACTCCGGTAAGTCCTGCTACTGGTACTGATATTTCATCATTGCTGCAAATGCAACAAGGTGAAGGTACTAAGGTAGACGGTATCGCAGCAGAAACAATCACAGCTTCTTTAAACGCTATTCAGAACATCAATCCGGATTGGTACGGCCTAATGTTCACTAAAGAAGTTCGTGACCTAGTGACAATCAATTCTGAAAATGCTGTTGAAGCGGCGGCAGACTGGTGTGAAGCAAGGGTTAAAACATTCGTCAATACTTCTAATGATTTGGACGTGCTTGACAGTGTTACTACCAATGACATCGCATCTATATTGAAAGCTAAGAACTTACGTCGAACCATGACCACTTATAGTTCTTTCCCCAATCAGTATCCTTCAGGTAGCATTGTAGGTAGAGCCTTCACTGTAAACTTTAATCAACCCGACAGCACCATTACGTTGAAGTTCAAACAGATGCCTGGAATTACCGTTGAGCAATTGACGCAAAGCCAGAAAGCTGTTCTAGATAGTAAGCGAGCCAATGCTCTGATTGAAGTAGGTTCTAGCGATATGTTTGCTGAATCCTTCATGGCAAATGGTACTTTCTTTGATGAAGTACATGGTGTTGACTGGTTGACAAACGCTATTGAAACTAACGTGTTTGGATATCTACTAACTCGTACCACCAAAGTTCCCTACACTAATAAAGGTGTAGCAGCTATTGAGCAACAGGTTATTAACGCTCTTGATGAGGCGGTTCGTAACGGCTTAATCGCTCCAGGCGAAACTATTGATGGTGAGTTCTTACCTAACGGTTATAAGACAGTAGTTATTCCTGTTGAAGACATTAACCAATCTGACAAAGAAGCTCGTAACTATCCGGGACTCAGCTTTGTGGTATTGGGGGCGGGAGCTATTCATAGCGCCCAAATCAACGGCATATTTGAGCGATAAGGAGATAAACAATGAAAGAGTATAGCTTTTTAGACACCTTACTGCTTGTGAATGGTGTTGAAATTGGGGGTTACGATGAGGGTGACGATACTATTAACTTAGATCGCCTAAACGATTCGGCAGCTCATAAGATCGGTACTGATGGGGAAATGACTGTTTCCATCAGTGCTGACCGTTCAGGTTCAGTAACATTCCGCTTGATGCAAACTTCAGATTCTAACTCATATTTGTCAGGTCTGATCAATGCTCAAGAGAACGGGGCGTTCGTACCTATTTTTGTACAATTTAAAGATACCCGAGGTAATGATTTAGGTTCGGGTACTCAAGGATATATAACTCGCCCTGCTGGTATGACTCGCGGAACTAACGCTAACGGGCAAGAGTGGGTTATTGTTGTTGAGAGACTGGATTTGCTTCACTTAGGCGGAGCATAAAGAGTTCCTTGAGGAGGGTCACACTGTCTTTATGATCCCGGCCTAATTTAGACAGCCTCCTCAAGGACACCTTGGCCGGATTAACTTATATAAACTGGACCGGAGTTTATTATGGCTTGTAGAACAGAAACAAAACCTATTGGTGAAATTGAATACAGCGTCACTCAGTGGCCTGCTGAAAAATCCATGCTTATGAAGTTCCGATTGGCTAAAGTCTTTGGGGCTACCATAACAAGCATCGTAGCAAATCTACCTGATTCTAAGAAGAATACTGATCAAGATGATGCGAAAGCATTGTCGGAAGGGTTTTCAAAAATGTTTGAAAGCAACTCCCCTGAAGAAATCGTATCTTTGATGAAACAATGCGTGGTAGGTGTAGCTAGAGATGGAACTCGTATTACTGACACATCGTTTAACGAACTGTTCAGTGGCGACGACCTAATCGAGGTATATAAAATTTTCATGTTCGTGTTACAGGTGAACTATGGAAATTTGCTCAAAGGCCAGTTGGCAGAACGCCTTCTGGCCAGAGCCAAGGTAAACTTATAGATGAAAAGAAGTTCCCCAATGTTAATTCTTTTCTACATAGGCCGATAATGTGCGAACCGCCTATGTGCTCGTTAAAAGAATTACAAGACGGAACTTATTCTATAGAAGATTTACATATGATGAATGAGTTATTGGATTTAAAAATGTCAATGGCTCCAAAACCTAAAGGTAAAAAGTAATGGCTATAATCGATGAATTGCTAGTCGGCTTAGGGTTTAAATATGACCCTAAAGAGATGTCGCAATTTAAAGACGATGTAGCCAAATCTACAAAGCTTGTTAAAGATTTGGCTAGAGCTGCTGTGACTGGGGCGATAGCCATTACAGGTTTAACCGTAGCTTCCACCCGAGCCTCTGATGAACAGGGTAAATTGGCAGATGAAATAGGCGACACTGTAGAAAATGTCGACGCTTTGCAATTTGCTCTACAGAGGTCAGGAGGTACTGCTGATGGTATGACTTCTTCACTGAGACAACTTTCCATAAGAGCGGCTGAGGCTGCTCGGGGAGTTGGTTCAGGTGTTGAAGCCTTCGGCCTGTTAGGTATATCAGCAACAGATGTTCAAGGAAATCTAAAATCTTCCAGTGATTTAATCCTAGAAATATCACAACGCTTCCAAGGACTAAGTAAATCTCAGCAAATTGAATTAGCTGATAAACTTGGTATCCGTGACTCCATACGTCTACTGCAACAAGGTCCGAGCGCTATTAGAGAATTAACTGCTGAAGCTATGGCTTTAGGGGTTACTACTGAAGAAGACGCCGCGATAGCAGCCGAATTTCAAGATGGTCTAACAGATCTATGGAGAATAACAAAACAAATAACTCGTTCCCTATCTAAAGAGTTAGCTCCTGTTATGAAGGATCTAATCACCGACTTTACAGATTGGTGGAAAGTAAATAGGGAAATCATAGAATTAAAACTACCTGAATGGATTGACAAATTTACAATGTCTGTCAAGCTTCTCACAATAGCCGTGGGAGGGTTTTTAGCATTCAGGTTAGCTGGTCACCTAATAACACTTATAAGTCTTCTAAAGGGTGTTACGGTAGCCACATTAGCAGCAAATGCAGCAGCCTTTTTATTACCCGCTTTAATAGCCTCAGCAGCAGTAGCATTCGTAGCTCTGGCTGAAGACGCTAAGGTATTCTTTGAAGGCGGGGATTCCTTCCTTGGAGATATGATTAAAAGGTTCCCAGAGTGGGAAAATGCTATCACCAATGTTGCAGCCGCTTTAGCAGTGGTATGGGACTTAACTAAAATGATATTTGAAGGTTGGTCTGAACTGCTAGATTTAGATGTGGGTCAATTCTTTAAAGACTTACCTGGATTTTTAGGTGATGTAACTGGTTTAGTTGAAGTGGGTGGCGGAGGTGTTATTCCAGAACTAGGTCAAAGTATTTCTAACACAGCTTCTACAGTTGTTGACAAGATTGACATAGTTGTTCAGGGAGGCGCAGACACTGCTGAAAATATAGCAAATGCTGTATTCAATGTGTTTCAGCAAACTTCACAAGATTTAAATAGCGCGGTGGATCAATAATGGCTTTTGAAAACTTATTTGTAAGAACTAAGAAATCCATAGGTGGTATAGAATTAGACGCTGTTCTTAGTGAAGGTCATAACAATACTGCTAGGATGACTAAAAACCCTATTGAGTTAGGAGCAGACATAACAGATCACGTTATAATAGAACCTAAAATTGTAAACGTAGTAGCTCAAGTCTCTGACACACCTTTAGGTCTAGCGGCATTTGGTCAAATTATAGATTTGGTCACTGGTTTATTTGGTTCTTCAACGGCTGATAACTTGACAAGAAGTAATGCCGCCTATAACGCTATGATTCAAATTATGGAGTTAAGAGAACCTATAGATTTACAGACTAAGTTAGTTTTATATGAAGATATGATATTGACTTCTTTAAATACTGTTCAGGATAAAGATTCTTCCAGGATAGTAGCTATGAATATGACATTTGAAGAAGCTCTTATAACTGAGTCTGAAATCGTACAGTTGGAACCTGCTCAATTGGAAGAAGGTTCAGCTAGGGAACAGGCTTCGTCTGCAGAACAAAAAGGTAGACAGGAACCAGTAACTCCTAATTCGTCTACAAGTTCTTCCGTATTGAAATCAGTAATAGATTGGGTAGGTGGATAATGATAGAGGTTCCTTTAAATTCTAACCCTGAGCAAATCTTTTCTATTACCTTGGAAGGTAATACTTATGATGCTAGGGTAAAACTAAGTTCTAGAACAGGTATATGGAGTCTGTCTTTATCTCAGTCAGGTGTAGATATTGTTTCAGGAGTCAATCTGTTAGGCGGAGTAGATATATTTTCCCAATACAATATTCCTATTTCTAACGCTTATGTTGTAAATTTAGATAATCCTAGACTTGATCCAAATAAATCTAATTTGGGAACTTCTGCCAAATTATTCATACTGACAGATGAGGAGGTATCTGGTGGCTAGACAATATAAAAGAGTCTATGATTTGACCATCATACCTACTGACGGTGAATCTAGAATAATAAGAGAGCTGAGGGTTAATTTCGAAATAACTAAAAGCGTTTTGAGTTTTCCAAACTTAGCTAAGATAGTCATATACAATCCTAATCAAGACACATTATCTTCACTTCAGAAAAAGTTCACCAAGCTGGTATTCAATGCAGGTTATGAAGGAAATAGCCGCTTACTGTTTAAAGGTGAAGTTAGGAATGTTTTTCAAACTAAGGTAGGAGTTGACCGCCTAATAACTATTTATGCAGGCGATGGTGAACGAGATTGGCAGAACGCAACTTTCAACAAAACATTTACTGAAAATATTACTATCAGCAAAGCTATAGAAGAAGTCTTAGCTACATTTAAAGAAGTGACGGTAGGTGTTATTGACGGTATTCCAAACGTAGCTAACAAGCTTAGAGGGCAAACCTTATCAGGCACTTCTAAAGATATACTTGATAATTTTGCAGATGAGTATGGTTTTAATTGGAACATACAAGACGGCGAGGTAATAATAACTCCTGTTGAATCTCCGTTACAAGGTAATGAAGCAGTGTTGGTAAATGCCGCTACAGGTATGATAGGGTCACCGACCGTAACTGAAATAGGCGCAGACGTAACTACTCTGTTGAATCCTAGATTGGTTCCCAATAGTGCTTTCAGAATAGAATCCATAAACGCTGATATACAGTTGGGCAATTTGTTTTTCAGAGATATAAAAAGAACTTCTGCTGAAGGTAACTATAAAGTTCAAGAAGTTACTTTTAGGGGTGATTCTAGAGAAGGAGATTGGCTATCATCTGTGAAAGGGAGGATACTCAATGTCTGATAAATCTAGCCAGTTAGCAACCTTGTCAGCAAATATAAAACAAGGTATAGAAAACAGACTTAAAGAACTACATACTTCAATGCCTGGAATAATCCAGAGTTTTGATGCTGTTTCTCAAACAGCTTCAGTTCAACCTGCTGTCAAAAGAATATTTAAAACTACTGAAGAAGATGTCGAGATACTGACGCCTGTCGATTTACCAATATTGATTAACGTGCCTGTTCACTTCCCGAGGGGAGGTGGTTACTCTATGACATTCCCTGTTAAAAAGGGAGATGAATGTCTATTGGAATTTTGTGAACGGTCTATAGATAATTGGTATAGAACAGGTGAGGTTAAAGAACCGTTAGATAGACGCTTTCATTCTTTGTCAGATGCTACAGCGACTGTCGGTCTTTCATCAAAACCCAATGCAGTTCCAAACTATAGCACCACTAGCGTTCAAATTAAAAAGGACGATGGGAATGCTTCGTTTTCTATTAAGGATGATAACGGAATACGAATGGAGAACTCATCAGGATTTGTAGAACTACAGGCTGACGGAAAGTTCAATATTAACGGCGTCATATTTGATACTCACTTCCATGATCAACCCAATGATTCAGGAGGTAATTCAGAACAACCTACAGGAGGACCTCAATCATGATCGGTAGAGCGTTAGATTCAAACAATGATCTTATCGTAGAAAACGGTCAATTAAAGCTTGTATCTGAAGGTGCTGAAACTGTTCAGCACGTTCGGACAAGATTGTTATTCTATATGGAAGAATGGTTTTTAGATTTACAAGCTGGTACTCCTTATTTCCAAGAAATATTTACAAAGCCTGCGAACTTGGCTAACATAGAATCCATATTTAAATCTAGAATACTAAACACGCCCGGAGTCGAAAGACTGACACAGTTCGCCATGGAATATGAAGGTAATTCCACAAGAAGACTAACTGTATCTTTCTCAGCAGAGACTATATACGGCACATTAGATCAAGAAAAGGTGACTATCAATGGCTGACTTTGGCGTAACAGAAACAGGGTTTAAGCGTAAGCGTTTAGACCAATTATTAGAAGAACTCAATTCCGAAGTCCAAAGTATATTTGGTGAGAACTTTAATGTATCGCCTGAATCACCAGATGGTCAGATAAACGGAACTATATCAGAATCAAATGCTAACCTATGGGAAATAGCAGAAGAATCATACAATGCTTTTAATCCTTCTGCTGTAACAGGTATTACTCAAGACAACCTTTATGAGTTGAACGGTATAACTCGTTTACCAGCCACAAGTTCCTCAGCAGTTTTAACTATTTCAGGAACTCAAAGTACAGTTATCCCTTTAGGTAGCCTGATATCTACTTCTGATACTAATGTTCAGTTTTCTACAGAATCAGAAGTAACTATACCTGTTAGTGGATCTATAACTGTCATAGCTTCAGCAGTAGTTACCGGACCTATTTCTGCACTAGTAGGAACACTAACTGTTATAGATACTCCGATAACAGGATGGGACAGTGTTACCAATTTAGCCGACGCCTTGGTAGGTACTAATGAAGAATCTGATGTTGACTTTAGAGCTAGAAGGGAACAATCTGTAGCCCGTGATGCTCAGGCAATAATAGATGCTATTTTTGCTGAGGTTAGGTCTGTAGCTGGTGTTACTCAGACAACAGTATTGGAAAACGATACAAATACTGGTCCGGATGCAAACGGATTACCTGCTCACTCTGTGCATGTTATAGTAGTTGGCGGGGATGATCAGGACATAGGCGAAGCTATATTTTTGAAGAAGACCTTAGGAGCAACTCCTTTTGGATCAACAACTGTGCAGGTTAATGATGACCAAAGTATACCTCACGATGTATCTTTTTCTAGACCAACTGAGATTGCGATTTATGTGGAAGTAAATTTAACTACTTTCTCAGATTACCCTGTAGACGGAGATGATCAAATAAAACAAGCTATTATCGACTACGCTGAAGGCAATCTAATAACAGGTAGGGGTTTCTTTTTAGGGGACGATGTAATTCATTCTGAAATATACACCCCTATCAATACTATTCAGGGACATACTGTAGATAGTATGTTTATTAAGACTAGTTTTCCTGCTGACCAAACTGCTGATATTCCTATTGCTGTTGATGAAACATCTCAATTCGTAATTGCAAATATAACGGTGAATTCATAATGGCTGAACTTATAAACCATAAAGATCTAGCCGAAAGCAGGCTTGCTACTCAATTTAGAGAAGCTACCAACTTAATAAACTATCTGAAAGCATTGCTTGTTGAAGCAGATAACTTAGAAGAAGTTTTTCAAGACCTATTGAACAAAAGGTGGATAGATACTGCTGAAGGCATTCAATTAGATATCATTGGAGCTATTGTTGGTCAACCTCGTATATTAGTTGATGCCGCTATTCTTTCATATTTTGGTTTTAGTCCTAATCCAGGATCTCAATCGTTTGGTAGTGTTAGCGACCCTAGTATAGGAGGTAGGTTTAGAAATAAAGAAGAGTCTACAACAGGTAATAGAAGATTAACAGATGATGAATATAGGGTTTATATACGAGCTAGAATTGTTAAAAATTCTATAATACCCGCTCTACCTGAGCTACTTTCATTTTTGAAATTCCTATTTGAAGTTGAACAGATTGTAATTATAGACGGCGCTATGCACTATACAGTTCAATTCGGTAGAATCTTAACAGCTAATGAAAAAGCCTTTTTATTGAATACAGATTTAGTTCCAAAGGTTGCGGCTGTAGGCGTTTCGTATCAAGAATACGAAGCTGATTCTGCATTTGGTTTCGGTGGTATTCCCACCAGCAAGGGCTTCGGCTCAGTAAACGATCCATCTATTGGTGGGAAATTTTCATCTATAATATCTTGAGGATATAAGTAATGACTACAAAACCTGATTTGACAAGGGTATGGGCTTCGGGAGCTCCTGGAGGTAATATTGAAGATCCTGATGTTACCGTTCCAGGTAAGTTCGCATCCGGATGGGAAGCAGAAATCCCACCTTTTGAAAACTTCAACTTTCTTCAACAACTATTCACTCAAGGTTTAGCACACGCCAATGAATTCGGTATCATGCAATGGGATACAGATACCGAATATCCTTTAGGCGGTTGGGCTAGATCAACTGTTGATGATGAAGTTTATGTTTCTTTGGTAGCGACTAACCAAGGGGATGAACCTTCTGCTTCACCTACTGAGTGGCAATTACTTAGCGCTGCTTTTGCCTTAACTCCTTCTGAAAAAGTAGAGCTTAAATCAGGTAGAAAAAATAGCCTGATTAATGGTAATTTTGATATATGGCAGTACGGTATAACCAGTGGGCTAGTAACCACTACTTCTGTAAACTATGTCGCTGACCGTTTTTATGTACAAGCAGCAGCAGGTAATATCGGGTTCCGTTACTTACAAGTGAACGCAGCCAATGAGTCTACCTTTGGAGCTCAAGTTATCGTAGATAGTGGATTCGGCAATGGTACAGATTATATTTTTGAGCAGGCTTATGAAACTCAAAACATTCAACAGCATTTAGGTAAAAAGATAACAGTCTCTTTAAGTCATATCGAAGGTTCTTCTTTAAATGCAGACAATTTTAAAGTTCGTGTATTTGCCGGAACAGGTACAGAAAGCCGTAGAGGTCATTCGCCATTTTCAGGTGAAACCATACTAATAGATGAAGACCTAACAGTTTCTACTTCTTCTATTAAGGAAGAATTTACTTCTACTGTTGTAGTACCTACTAATACCACCCAACTAGCAGTTCAGGTGTACTACGATCATGCAGCGGTAAACTCATCAGACAGCAATGACCATTTTCAAGTGGATGACATTCAATTAGAAAATGGTGAATTCGCAACTGAATTTGAGTATTTAGATACTAGTCTTGTTCTATCGCAGTGTAAACGATACGCCGTAGTTTACACTGCAGAAGAAGCTATAGGTACAGGATGGGCGAGGTCTTCAACCAATGGTACAATATATGTCCCGTTAGAAACTGAAATGCGTGTTCCCCCTGCGTCTACTATAGTTACTGCTGCTAATTTTATTGTTGCTAGAACTACTTCGGGAGTCAATATGACTTCTGCTGTTCTTGAACCTACTCATACATATTTAAGCACTAAGATTGTAGCTATGCGGGTTAATGTGGTTGCTGGACTTTCGGCAGGAGATGGTATTGGCTGGAAAGTAGGGGTTTCAGGTTCATTTTTATTAGATGCGGAGTTATAATATGAAAACTTATAGAACTTTAGAAGATGGAAGTTTGTATTGTGAAGGAACGACCATTCCAATAGGACATAGGTTATATGAATACGCTTTGGAATTGGAAGCAAATGGGGAAGCCGAAATATTGCCCTATACGGTTCCGGAACCGACCAAAGAAGAATTGAAGTTAGAAGGTGTTGAGTTCGAAGGTATTATGTGCTCGGCTACTTCTGAAGATATGTGGGGATTAGCTTCAACTAAAGAGTGGATTCGTGCAGGTCAAACCACCAACTTTGAATTCAAAAATGGTAATGTGTTGACACTTAGTAACGATAACATCGATGCGTTCGAAGCTGTCTGGGTTCCATTCCGAGCTAGTTTCTTTTAATAGGAGGCGAGGTATGTCTAGTTCTTTAGAGTATGTGTTGGCGTTGATAGTATCATTAGTTGTTTGGTTCTTATGGTCATTCAGAGGTAAGAGTTTTTCTGAAATTAAATCTTACTTTAAGAGTGACGATGGTTTAGGTGTGCTGAAGGGTATTGTGATCGCAGTCGTGTTTGCTATGGTGCTTGTGATTCTACCTGGATGCTCAGGTACTTACTTTAACGATGCTTCTGTTTACGCTGGTCTTGATTATACCAAGAACCAAAGCCCTCAATGTGAAGACTCTGGTCCAGATAGTCATACCACCAGTAATCTTGGATTGCGAGGTAACATCTACGAATCAGAAGATGGTAAGTTCCGTACGAATGCTAAGTACACTCATCACTCTTGTGCCTTTAGTCCTGACGATGCGAGTTACGACGCAGTCGGTATTGAAATGGAGTATAAGATATGGGATCGTTAAAAGAAAACACCATTAACAAAATCATAGCTGTTGAAGGCGGTTATGCGGATGATCCTGATGACTCAGGCGGTGAAACCAAATTTGGTATCACTGAACAGGTAGCTCGTAAGAACGGTTATCACGGACCGATGGTAGATTTACCTCGTGAGCTTGCGTTTGACATCTATTCAGAACAATACTGGGATAGTCTATGTGGCGATCAACTGGTAGAGCTTTCTGAAGCTATTGCTGAAGAAGTCGTAGATACTGGTGTTAATATGGGTGTCGGTAGAGCTGCTGAGTTCCTTCAGCGTTCTTTGAATGTTTTGAATCGTGGTGGTGACTTGTATGGGGATATAGTTGTTGACCGTGATATCGGTCCGGCAACAATAAGCGCTCTAGCAAGCTATTTAGAACTGCGTGAAGAACGGGCTATGTGTAAGGCGTTAAATTGCCTACAGGGTTCATTCTACATAGAGCTATGTGAGCGTCGTGAAAAAGACGAATCGTTCCTATATGGTTGGTTAAGAAACCGAGTGGGGATATAATGCACCAACTCCTGAATGACTATCGGGTGTTTCCAAGGATAGCTCTGTGCTGGCTCTTATGGGTCGGCACAGACGCCTATCTTTGGGCTAAAGCAAATATTCAGGCAGATGACGCTCAATGGTTTGCGAACTTAACTGTCGGGGCTGTTATATTGGGTCTTTTCGCCTATATGAATACAGGTGCTAAAAGATGATGAATTATATTAAAATCGCTATCGTGATAGCTGCTTTCCTTGCTGGATGGGCTGTTAATGGTTGGCGTATTGGTGAAAACATAGCTGAAGCAGAAGCTCAGCGAGCAAGAGATACCATAGAGATAGAAAGACTTAATACAGAAAAGGCTGACGCTATCTCTGCTCTACACGCTGCTAAAGCTGCTGCTCAAGTAGTTAAAACACGAACTATAACTAAAGAGGTCATAAAATATGTTCAAAGCGATGACGCTGGTAAGTGTGATCTTTCTGATGACTGGGTGCGGATCCACAATGATTCAACGGGAGTGTCCTCAGATACCGAAACCACCGCCGGAACTGATGACACCTCCGGAAGAACTAAAACAGATGTAGACGCATTAGTAACAGTCACTGACAACTATGCTATCTGCCGAGTTAACGCTGCTAGATTAGAAGCCTTGCAAAAATGGGCTGATAGCATAAGTGATTAAGCTAAAGACCTTCTGTATTTCTTCAAAGCTGTTCTGAGGTCATGTTGCTCCCTTGCCCGTTCACCCAAACGGAGCATCATGGCCTCATCTGTAGTACGTTCAGCTATTAAGTGATGTACTCTAACTCTATTACCTTTCACACCTTGTCTATAGATACGACGGAAGAATTGGTCGTATAACTCTAAGTCCCAAGTAAGGCTGAAAAAGCAAACATCATTCCCGCATTCTTGCAGGTTTAGCCCGTGACCCATACTCGCAGGGTGTCCCAATAATATCGGCAGTTTACCAGCGTTCCAATCGGCTTCTATAGCCTTTGCTTGGCTTGGTGACACACCGCTCCCAATATACGGTACATCCTTCCCTAGAAGCTTTCTGAGAGCCTTTAAATCGTGCTTGTAATGGTAAGCAATAAGCAGCGGCTTACCGTTAAGCTCGTCTATTAAATCTCGCAAGGCTTCAATCTTAGCCTTGTGAACATAGATGGCTTTTCTTGTACGTTTGAAAGCCCTGATTTCATCTTCGTCAAGACCTTCAGGCACATCTTCGTAGACATGACCGTTAGCTATCTGATGACATTTAGCACTTGCTTGAGCGGCTGCTTCTGCTGATACTTCCGAACCATCTAATTCTATAAAGAATTCCTTTTCCATCTTCTTATAGTGGGACATAGCTTTAGCAGGTAGCTCAACCCGTATATCGTTGAACAACAGCTCAGGCATATCCAGATAATCATCTGCGGACATTTCAAGAACCATTGGCGCAACCAACTCATGGATCTTTTCTGCTGAGAAATCTTTTATTTCCCAACTATATTTATTCCAGTCGTTAGATTGGAAATACTTCTTACGGAACTCATAGTAGTTTCTACCGAGCGCCTTACCTTCGTCAAGGACATACATTTGCGACCATAGGTCAAGTAAGCTCTTTGGAGCTGGTGTTCCTGTCATTATATGACGACGTTTAAACAGGGGAAGCATATCGCAGACAAAACCAAATCGGGTAGAATCATGGGATTTGAATTTGGTACTTTCATCAATCCATAAACAGTTGAACGGGCATTTCTTACCCTCCTTTAAACCAGCCAGTAATTCGCCGTGAAGCCATTCAAGCCCTTCAGGATTTATAATATATAGGTCTTTCTGTTTACCCCATATAGAGGGTTTAGTGTCTTCATGAAGAATAGTGTGGTTAAGGTTCTTGAAGTTACCCCACTTATCTATCTCTCCAGGCCAAACACTATAGACAACCCGTAAAGGTGCAATCATCAACACACCTTTAATCTGTTCAGCGTATTTCAATATCTTGATAGCGGCTAGGCTGGTTGACGTCTTACCAAGACCAGGATCTAGGAATAGTCCTGAACGAGGGTTAGACAGCAAGAATGAAATAGCTGTCCTTTGATAAGCGTGGGGCTTCCAAACTTTAGTCATACATTTCCTCAAGAACATTATCTAACTTTGAACGCTTGCAGATTCTAACCATGTTAAGGTAGATTTCCTCAGGAGTAGGAGTATAGGATATATTCCAGTCACCACTGATAGAATATGAATTATGAACTACAGAACGCCATAACAGTTCGTCAAGATCATAACCTCTGGAATAGATTAATTCTTTGCGAATGCGCTCATAGCGTAAACGTAACCAGCCGATTTTATTGTAGAAGAATTTGACGTGACCTCTACCTAAGACATACAGGTTAGGGATATCAACGTCATCTGGAGCTTTACCCTGTTCTTGCAGTTTTAGAACTGCTGTAAAGATACGAGGTAGTTCACGGTACTCAGCCATCAGATGCTTATCTGTGAGGTGAGATGGATCAACTAAATTTATGCGTGTCATACTGAGTTCCTGTTTAACTGTTAGGTGAACTCAGTATGGCTTAGTTATTCGTCAAAAGCAAGGAAATTGTCTAGGTGGGATTCTGCTTGACCTTTGGCGTCGCATACATAGTATTCAAAGCCAAACGATTCAAGCATCTTACGAACAAGAACCTGAGCTGGTGAGGGCTTTTTACCTTCACGTTTAAACTCTATGAAGAATATCCGACCACCTTGGCAAATAATAGTTCTGTCAGGAAATCCCTTCTTATTAAGGAATATGAGTTTTAGAGCTTTGCAACCAAGTTTATCAGCATATTTACAAAAAGCCTTTTCAATGTCTACTTCTTTTACTTCGGCTCTTTTAGCTTTGCGCTTGGTAGCTCTTGATAAGAATTCATTAGTATCCATAACGCAAAAAGGCCGAGCGATGCTCAGCCTTTCCGGTGCTATGTGAGAGACCCTTACAGGTCGTCACCGGCTTCTTCAGTTTCAGACTCAGCTTCAACTTCAGGATCTTTAGAAGCATCTGCAAACTTGCGGATAGTGCCAGCCAGTTCAGAAGCAACTTCCATAATGTTATCAGCCAGTTGCTCAACTTCTTCAACCGTACCTTTTTTAAAGGTCGGTAGAACAGTAGCAGTGAGGTCGCGAAGATTACCTTTGATTTCACGAGCTTGCTTACGCGCTTCAGACTTAGCTGTGCGAGCTTGCTTACGCTCTTCTTTAGTAGCGTCAAGCTCTTCACGAAGTGCTTTTTGCTTCTCAGCCAATTCTTTTTTCTGAGCGTTGATTTTCTTCAACTCTTCCATTTTGTTTGACATAGTGTTCACCTATTGTTTGATTAATGATCCCAGCCGTTTAGCTGTTGGAGTAAGTATGGGGCGAACCGTTTTAAAAGTAAACCCCAAATAAAGATTATTTCCATCCCGTGTCTTTTAATATGCGTTTCGCCTCTCTAATATACCAAGGGAAATCCACGTCATCAGGAAACTTATTTGGTAAATCCATAAGAGGAACACCGTTATCTGACTTTGGAACCTTGTTCCCATTAGTATTATAGTATATAGCGTCAAGCTCATACGCCCCGTAATACCACCTAATAGCCTTACCAATAACCTCGCCGTCCTTTACAGCACCCCCATTCACGGTTCTAAGCGTTAAAAACTTGGTGATGTCACTACATGCTCGGATAGTTTCCTCAACGGGCTTACCAGTCTGTAGAAACGCTTTAGCGGCCTCAGTACAAATATCATTACTAGGGTTACTTCTAAGGCTGTAAAAGTGCTCACGCTGGTCAGAATAGGCTCCCTTACCTTTAGTGCTATTTTCTTTAATAGCTATATAGTTATTAACGTCACGACTATTAAGACTTATATAGTCGGCACCTTCCATCTCATAATCGGTTTCAAATTCCCAATCACTAACGATAGATTGAGCGGTAGTTTCTTGCTCTTTAGTCATCTTAGTAACGATACCATCTGTATTCGCACTTACGACAGAAATACCCGCTGCTTCCAAGCGTTCAATCAACATGAGTAAGCTGAGCTGACCTGTCACTGTTACTTGCATCATAAGATCAGGAGAATACAAGCAAGACCATTTGGAACCAAACTTACCAAAGGAACCGTTGATGGTAATTTTAAGACTCTCATTAACTACTTTGTTTCCTTCACGCTTAGCTTTTAAACGTCGCTCAACAATAGAGTTATAGATGTCTAGGAACGGCTCACCGATATGTTTTGGAAATAGCCTGTTATTCAATATTATTCGCGGGTAATAACTAGCCACATCGTAATCGCGCAATATACCGTCTTCATTGGTATGTCGTGTTGATTTTTCACAACTATGAAGACCGCCAGTGCCGACAGTGTATTTAGTATTACCAATAACGAATTGAAGTTTTTTCTTACTATCTGGAAATTCACCTTTGTTCTTACCTGACTTTTTACGGTCAGATTCAACTATTTCAAAGTTGAATTCTACATGACCACTATTGCCGACAACGAATGGGCGAGTGGTATATTGTCTAAATACGTCTTGAAGTATTTCACTTTCAAATACCAAGTTATCAGGAGCTTGGTAATAGTATTCAGTACCGACAGCAACTTTAGGTCGCTTAGGAATGAATCCATATTTTTCTTCCATTTCCTTCTTAATAACTGCTTCGGCAATTTGAGCATCAGACTTAGAACGAACGTCAACACCGTACTCATCACTCATATTGGAACGTAGATCTAATTCGGATTCCAATTGTTTAAACAGTAATTCAGTATCCTCATTATCTATCCCACAATATTCTATCAACGCAGGTCTATCAGAATCAGCTATAGTAGCATCGTGATGAATAGGCAAGTCTTTAAGGCGAGGAGCGTGTATTCTACCGGCATAGATTTTAAGAGTTGCTTTCAGTGGTGCTACTTCTATCAAATCAATATGGTCTATTTTCAATGCTGCGAAACCACATTGTTTTCTAACTTGCCAAGGCTGTAACCCTTTGACACCTTTAGCTTTATCTTCATCTGAAGGAATTATCAGGTTGTTTATTTTCTTCAATGTCTCGTTATTGAAACCAGCACAAGCCGCCTCAATCATAACAATATCGTACTTGTTGCCGTTGAAAGTTATGATTGTATATTTATTAAGAATATGTAGAACGTTCTTAATATTCAGCGGTGAGTCATTAAACTTTTCAAAGTAGATAACTTTACCATCTGTCACTCTCCTGAACATTATCAAGAGATAGTTGCGAAAACACTCTATATCGCATGTTACTAATTTATCGTATTTCATATTAAGCTCCAAAGAACAAAGGCGACCGAAGCCGCCTAACCATTATCGCACACCCTTATTCTCAGTTACAGTATCTTGGTCATTGTATTGACCTTTGACAGCGTAGCTATGTTCTTCAGGAACAGGTTCACACTCCCAGAACACCATTTGCCCTATCTTCATTCCAGGTTTAATTAGAAGAATATGGTTCTGAGTTACGTTCTTAAGCTCAAGTGTCAACTTGGAATTATTCCACCCTGGATCACACCATCCAGCGAGCATGTGTTGTAAGCCAGAACGAGCTAGAGAACTCTTCAACTTATATTCAGCCGCGACTGTATTTGGCAAGTTAAAAGTTTCATTACTGGTAGCCAATATAAACTGACCAGGATAAAGGCGGAACCCTTTTTCGTTGATGCGATGGCGACGTAATTCTAATGACTGCTTAGCCTGTAAATCAACGATATACTGTTGCGACATAGGCTTCTCAATAAGAATATCTTCACCAATGGTGATATCAATACTGGCTCCGCTAATATGTTCCATAGGAGCGTTAATAACACCAGCTTCAACCAAACTTACAAGTGAATTAAAAGATAATAAAGACATATTAACCTCGGATATAATTTTTGTCAGGATCAACGTAATTAGGACCTGGACCACACTCAACTTCGGTAATCATTTCTTCCATGAGTTCTTTGGCTTTATTGAACTCATTTGCACAAATCGCACGAACAACTTCAGCATCTGGTTCGCGTAATTGTTTACAGAATACTTCCACATGACATTTATCATGGGAAGGCATAGTTATTCCTCGATCTTGTGCCTTGCTAAGATAATGTATTGATTTACGCAAATCCTGAACACCGTTTTTATCAAGCCAACGTGTTGGATACTTAGTAGCACATCCTAACAGATAAGGCATATTAGTATCGATAGCGAAATCCCAGTGCTGATATTCTTTACGATAATGTTCACCGCCTATTTGAATTTCATTAACATCCATTATAATTCCTCCATCTCTTGGATTAAACTGGTGTAGAATTCAAACGCTTTTGGATACTTAGGCATAACGTCTGAAAAAGTATCTTGAAAGAACGTTCGCCACTTACGGAATGGACGCTTAGCGTTAATGTTACCCATACGCACCTGATGGACACAGAACCACATTCCCTCAAGCGTGTCAGCCATTTTAAGAACACGGTGTTCATCTTTATGTAAGTCAAAGTCTACACCGTTACGCTCTTCCCACTTGCGTTCCATTTGCTGAAGCATTGCTTTCAATTCAGGATTGTCCCACTTAACAGGTGCAGGAATATCACCCATATAATATTCCGCTGCATCGTGCGTAAGAGCGGCTAGAAGTAACGCTTTGGAACCTTCTGGGTAAATATGCTCAACAATAAGTGCGACGCCCCACTGGTGCTCTGAGGTCTTCTGTTTGTTAATACCTACATGGTTATGAAAGCGAACCACATCACCGCTATGTAATACGTTACGAATATTCATTACTTACGAGCCTCCATGCGATTAGTAAGCCAGTCTTCACACGCTAACTTCCAGTCATCTGCTAAGATGGTGTGAGTATACTTAAGAGCCTGTTCTGGACCGTGTTGCTTGTGAATTAGATAGATACAAAGTACAGGCATGATTAACTGATTGAAATACTGTGATTGCCAGCAACGAAGTTCACCGAGTTCTTCAATACCGAATTGGTCATAAGCGTTAAAGAATTGACGGATATCATGTTCAAATGCTGGCATGTCGTGAGGTAACATATAAACAGTATTGTGAACAGCTTCATCGTACACGGCTGAATAACCGTCATAGTTATCTTTCAAACGATCCCATACAGCACCGCCAGCATCTTCAGTATAAATATGGTAAGAATTACTGACCTGAGTGTATTCGCCAAGCGGTAATCCTAGATTAGCTGCGACGTATTCCTGGATCATACTAAACTGAACCACGTTAGCACCGTAAGCACCCCAGATCATATCGTTAGAACGGTTGTAGACCGTCATACAGAGCTTACCGTTACGGATGCGGAATACTATGGACATATTGCAAGCCTTGTCCTTAGTAGTGTGAACAAGATCATCTTCATCCCAAATTTGACAGACTGCTTGACGACTATTTGGATCACGCTCTAACAGTTTAATAACTTCAGCTAATTGATCCAACTGAGCATTGTAGTTACCATTCCGTAAACGATAACCATAAGGCGCATTGAACACCTGACCGTCATCGCTATATTCAGACATACGTTTATTGAACTCTGTTAAGAACTTAACGTCCTCACGACCAGCTAAAATCCACATAGCTTCCATCAAGTGAAAGAACGGGTTAGCGTCACGAACCTTGCTAATCAACACACGTTCCCATGGATTACTGTATGTTGTGGCTACTGGTGAGGGAACTTCAATTGTCATACCTGCTCGGCTGTCAATATGTTCACCGCTATGTTTGATTAGATGGATACCCTGACCCAAAGCTTCAATCGCATTTCTTACATTTAATACTTTCATTTTAGTTACCTTTATATTTACGTTTTGAACGACCTGTTCCATTTGTTACCCGCATAAATTTATCATACTCACAGAAACAATTTTGAAGGTTTTGGAAACATAAGAATTCAAGTATTTCTTCCGGTAACTCAAACTCTAATATTTCATAAGCTCTTGATCGTGACTGGGAAAC